TCGGAACGTAGCTGGGGAAGCTCGCAGAACCTCAAGAAGCCTGAACCGATAGTATCAGACAAGATGCTGAGCAGGGCACAGGTCGAAGAGATGCGCAGATCTCCGGACGACAGCCACTACTTCGAGAAGCTGGTCAACAGGGGCAACAAGACACGATATATCTTCACGGACTGTCTCGTAGAATACGAAGGCAGGGACGTGTACTCGACTGTAGATGACGGACAGGGCAACGGCTTCAGTCTGCTTATTCGGATGCGAAGAGAAAAGCCCGACACGATCAAGAGGAAGAGAGGACTATGACGAGAAAAGAAATGGAGCAGTGCATATCGCTGCGGAATGAGATCAGGGCCATAGAGGCATCTATGAAGGATCCCAAGTCCTCATACGTTGTAGTCTTCTATAAGGATTACCGGACCGGCAAAGGAATACCGAAGGCGCGGCAGGAAGTGGATAACGGGGAAGAAGAACTCAGACAGCTCAGTGCGCAGCTAACGGCACGCAAAGCGAAACTGCTGAAGAGACTCGGGCAGGCTGAAGATTTCATTGAGGCGATAGATGACAGTGAGATGCGCACTATCATGCGCATGTACTATATCAACGGCAAGAGCCAACAGGAGATAGGCGCAGAACTGCACTACAGCCAGACGACTATCAGCACAAAGATACGGCAGTTCTGGTTCATGCAGGGGGACAACGACAGGAGCAGAAGCAAGCGTCATTAACTTTGTTATAAGTGTTATAACTTTTATGATATAGTGTAGGCGGTGAGTGATCACCATGCAGTTCCCTTTCATAAGATGTGACTGGCTTCAGTAGAACGGCACCTGGAACACGGTGCCGTTTACTATTGGCCAGCGCAGTGCATCAAGGATTATTTACTGGAGAACAATGGGTGTGAGAAAGAACCCCCGGTATGCAAATGGGGCCCTCCGCAGAAAACACCGGGCCCGTCTTAAGGCCCGTGGAGATGAGTGCGGCATATGCCGCGGAGCGCTCGGCCCGATACATTACGACGAGCCGAGCGATGCACAGCATCCGCTCAGCTTTGTGGTTGACGAGATCATTCCAGTCAGCAGGTGGAGAGAAGCAGGATATTCTTCGCCGGAAGCAGCTGCTCAGGATTGGAGCAACCTGCAGGCAGCACATTATTGCTGCAACGCAGCTAAAAGCAATAAGCTGGGGTTCAGGCTCAGGGAGCAGCAATTGATCGTTGCACCGATAGCCAGTGATGGGGATTGGTAACTGCAGGCAAGGGAGAACGTATGACATTCATACGCAGCGTAATGAATGTGCGGCAATACTCACCGGAGTGGAGGTTGGATAGGGGGATGGCCCCGGCCCAGCCCCTGAGCGCGGCCGCGACAGTAGCGCCGAAAAATACCCCTCGCGCGCGCACGCGCGGAGGGGGTGGTATAGGGAGAGGTTTTCTGATCATGGAAGAAGGCAAAAACATTGACCCTGTGGAGGAGCGTATCAAGGAACTTACGAGCGCAATGAGGCAGGCAAAAACTCCGGCCTATATAAGGAAGCTTCTTAAAGGGACGATACGCAATGTGGCCTGGCTTGAGATCAAACTTGACGAGGCAAGAGCAAACATCCCTGAGGGTGAGATCCTTAAGGAATATGACAACGGAGGCGGCCAAAAAGGCATGCAAAAAAGCCCGAATCTGAAGGCGTATGAAGACCTTTTCAGGGACTATACAAGCGGCATGGACGAGATAATGGAAGCGCTGCCTAAGGACAGCAGGGAGCCTCTGAAGAAGAGGGTAAAGAAGTCTGAGCCGAAGAACATGTTGGAAAAGATCAGGGAAAATCAGAAGAATAGCATATGATCGGATCGCAGGAACCAAGGATCAGGGTAGAGCCGCACAGGACCGCTTCGGACGGCCCGGATGCGGCACTTTTGATGGGGGAATATGCCTACACGATGGATCCGTGGCAGCAGCTGATACTGGACTGCTGGCTCGGCAAGGATGAAGAGGGCGTATACACAGTAACATCAGCAGGACTTACAGTATCCAGGCAGAACGGAAAGAATTCCGTTCTCGAGGCGCGCGAGCTCTTTGGGATGGCCATCAACGCCGAAAAGATCCTGCATACGGCCCATCAGGTAAGGACTGCCAAGAAGTCGTTTAGGAGACTGGCGGCGATCTTCACCGACAAAAGGCATCCGGAGATAGTAGAGCTTGTCAAAAACATACGCTACACGAACGGCGAGGAATGCATAGAGCTGCATAACGGCGGAAGCATAGAGTTCTCATCGAGGTCAAGGCAGGCGGTCAGAGGTTTTGACGGCATATCGCTGGTTGTATTCGATGAGGCTCAGGAACTCACGGACGATCAGGTCGAGGCTATCATGGCCACGCTGTCTGCATCCTCAACAGGCATGAGGCAGCTCATTTATACAGGAACTCCTCCGTATCCCGGCTGCCCGGGCGACGTTTTCAGACGAAGGAGGACAGCCTGCATCAATGATCCGGGAGTCCATGATGCCTGGCACGAATGGAGCGTGGCTGCCAAAAGCATAGATGAGATCAATATAGCGGACAAAGATCTCTGGTACATGACAAATCCTGCGCTCGGGATAAGGCTTACGGAAGAATTCACCGAGGAAGAGATGCGTTCTATGGCGCCTGACGGATTTGCCCGGGAGCGTCTGTGCTGGTGGTCTCCTGTACTGGAGAAATTATTGGAGCCCGCTATCGATAGAGGCGTATGGGAAAAATGCTGTTCGAAGAAGAAAGCGCCTGATGGGAAGAAAGCCTACGGCGTCAAGTTCTCGCCTGACGGATCGGAAGTATGCCTGTGCGGCGCGGTCATTCCAGACAAGGGACCTGCGAGAGTATCCATGATAGAACGCCGGCCTACAGTGACCGGCATCCAGTGGCTTGCGGACAGGCTCAATGCAGGATATGCCAAGGCCTCCTGCGTAGTGATCGACGGGCGCAATGGTGTGGATGTGCTGATAGATAAACTGTCCGGCACCTGGAAGGCAAAGGACTCGGTGATAAGAGCGAATACGCGTATAGTCGTGGCATCGGTGAGTACTATCACGGATGCGATGAATGAAGAGGCATTGACCTGGTATCACAAGCATGAGGACCTGAACGACAGTGCTCTGACATCGACAAAAAGACCTATAGGAGCAGGAGGCGGCTGGGGCTTTGGCGGCGACAACGCCATACCGATCGAAGCTGCTGCACTTGCATTGTGGGGCGCAAAAACAAGTAAGCGCGATCCGAACAGGAAAATGAGGATTGGATAAATGAATGTATCAACGTTACCAAAGCAGGTGAGAGGACTGCCGCCTGCAGAGCAGCAGATGCTTGTAGAGCTGGTGAGAGTGTTCGAGTATCATGCGTCAAAAAACAGGACGAAAGCTAAGTATTACGAGGGCAAGATCCCGCTCGACGAGGTCAATCTCGGTATAGCGCTGCCGCAGGGCATGAAGGGCCTTGAGATAGGCTGCTCCTGGGGCGCAAAAACAGTGGACGTGCTCGCGGCGAGGTCCATGTTCGACGGCTTTGTAGGCACTAACGGAAACACGCCGGAAGAACTCAATCAGATCGTTGCAGGTAACCGCCTGATAACTGAATACAAAAAGGCATGCAGGGATGAGCTGAAATTCGGATGCACATTTGCGACACTGTCGGCAGATAAGAAATTGAAATGTCGTATAAGATTCCATTCTCCTCAGACAGCTTCGGCTCTGTGGGACGGAGCCAAGGGGCGTATCAGCTGCGGGCTTGCGATCATCGATACGATCAAGGATGAGTCCATGCAGGGCACATACAAGCCATCTCTCATTAACCTGTATACGGACGATGCCATATGGGTCATTACTTGCAGGGAATACACCTGGTCGGCAAAGAAGATGCCGCACAAGATGGGAAGACCGCTCATGGAGCCGCTGATCTGGAATGCCACGAGCTCAAAGCCTCTCGGCAGGTCGAGGATCAAGGAGGCTATCCGGAGACTTATACAGGCCTATGTAAGGACCATAGCGAACGCGACCATAGGACTTGAATTCTCGACAGCTCCGCAGAAGTACCTGCTTGGCGTGACCGATGACCAGTATGACGCGATCATAAATCAGAAGTTCAAGCAGTACATAGGCAACATCATTGCCGGCACGTACAACCCGGAGACCGGCGAGAAGCCTACATTCGGACAGCTCCAGCAAGGCACTATCGCTCCGCATGTAGAGATGCTCAGGATGCTTGCTACGCAGTTCTCCGCAGCCACGGGTCTGACAGTAACCGACACCGGTGTGGTCAACGATGCGAATCCGACGAGTTCGGATGCGATCTTGGCACAGTCACAGACTCTCGTGGCAACTGCCGAGGAGCTCAATACAGGTAATGGCGATGCACTGAGGACGATCGCTCTTATGGCCCTTGCAGTGGCCAACAACACGACTATAGAAGGCCTGTCTGACGAGCAGAGGGACATAGTGGCGCACTTCCGCAATCCGGCGATGCCGTCGGTAGCGGCCACATCGGATGCCGCCATAAAGATCGCATCAGCCAGGGAGAACTTCGCAGGCACTGACGTATTCCTTGAGATGATCGGCTTCGACCAGGCTGATATCCGGAGGATAAAGGCGCAGGAGCAGAGAGCAAGAGGGCAGAAGGTGCTTGACGAACTGCTCGAAGAGACTGAACCGGAAAATGAAGAGGGCGAGGAATGATCACTGCAAGAGAACGCCGAATCAAGTCCAAAAGCTGGAAGAAGTATACAGAACGGCTCAAGTCATTGAGCGATAAGGCCAGTGATGAAATGAAGGGCTATATACTTGCCGGCCACACGGAAGAAGAGATCCTGGATGTAGCATATGCTCTTGTAACGAAATACGGAGAAGCATCATCGGAGCTGGCGTGTCAGATGTACGAGGCACTTGCGGAGTATGCAGGCGCGAGAGTGGCAGCTGCCGAACCTGCCGCCACGGCGACGTACTATGAGACAGCGAAATCGATACGCGGGACCATGATGCGTACCAAAGACGCTGTGGCTATATCCTCATCTGCGGGGAGACTGGTGAAGCTTGCCAGCGTTGATACTATGATGAAGAACGCTCTTCGTGATGGTGCCGAATGGGCGTGGATCCCAAGTGGCGATACGTGCGCTTATTGTCTCATGCTGGCATCAAGAGGCTGGGTAAAAGCATCGGAAGATGCCATCAGAAACGGCCATGCTGACCACATCCACAATAATTGTGACTGTACATACTGCGTCCGCTTCGATCATAAAACAACAGTAGAGGGCTATGATCCAGATGCCCTGTACGATCAGTATATCAATGCTGGAGATACCAAGTGGGAGCGCATCAACGCTCTTCGCCGCCAGCATTACGCAGCAAACAGGGATTATATCAATGCCCAAAAGAGGGCTGCGTATGCGAGACTGACAGGGGCTTCGAAAGCTAGAGAAGTAAGTCGAGCTCGGGAGATAAGCACACTCGACGAATTGAAAAATGTAAGCAAAAGCAGTATAATTAACATGCAATCAAAAGAAGAAATAAAGTCGTATTTTAAAGACACTCATAACATTTTGATAGAAGGGTTCAATGCTAAAGACATAGACAAGATCAAGATCTTATTAGCAGGGTATGATGACACAATTGGCTTGATGCCAGATGCAGGAGAGTTCATTAAAATTATTAGGTTTGACCCTAAATTAAAAGATTATGGGCGCATGAGCGAAAAAGGTGTTTCGCGTATTGGGCCGAAAGGCTTGGGAAGTTATGGCACAGGTATCCATGAAACAGTACATGCAGTTGATTATTACCGGTCTGATTTTGATACTCACTCGTTTGCAGATAGAATAATCAAAGACGCAACAAAGCGGTTGGGCCTTAGGAGAAATGGCCGTGACTATGGGATACTGGCATATGAATGCACTGGAGATATTGATGACTCGAAAAAAACATTTGAATTGTTGGCATATGCTATAGAAACAGAGCTTGGAGGCGGAAGAGGCAATATATTATCCAAAGCAGTTTATGAGAGAATGATGGAGGTGTTATGATTTCGTGCGATGATCCTGTAATAAAAGAGGAACAAGATAGATTGGTTAGCATATGTTACAATTCAGGTTCTGAGCTGGACATCTATGATTTCGCATATCAGAATGGCTCTGTTGAATTACGCAACTATTTTGATAATAGAAAAAAGCGTGATGAAGAAGACCGAAAAAATGGGTGGATTACGAACTGAGTATTAATAGAGCAGGAAAACAATGTTGGCATATACATTAGTTCTATAGAGCCGAAAGGCTCTATTTAATTGCGGGGCTATAAGCCCCGTCGAGGGTGCGAAGTGCCCGAGACAAATAAACCACCCGCTATGCGGGTGGCACCGATTCCATGAATATTTGTTAAAGGAGACAAGTCTATGCTTGAAAAACTGTTAAAATCAAGACGGATCATAGTGAAAGGGGTTCGGTCGATGAATCTAAACAGAGACAAGCTTATAGTAGAGATCAATAACAGATGGCAGACTAAGACCTGCCCTATGTGTGGTCAGAATAACTGGGATATAGGCAATAGCATGGCTACTCTTGTCAATGTTGGAGAAGATAAATCTATTCAGCTAGGCGGTCAGCTCATGCCCCTTGTGCCAATTGTCTGCAATTCGTGCGGCAATGTTATACTTGTGAACCCCCTTACAATTGGTGCATTAGACAATCTATAGTTATTATGGAATCCAAGCGTGCATCCATTACGAATAATAGTAATACTACAATCAAAAGAGCTGATTCTTCTATCAAGGTTTCGCCAGAGCATCAGCTTTATATGCATTACCATGAAAGCGAAATCAATCATAACGAAAAGCTCCTAAAACATTGCCTTTGGCTGATGTGGATTGGCATTGGCATTCTTATCGTCAGTTTAATCTTTTATGCTATAACTGGACGCAATATAATTAATGCTGTAATTGCGGGTGCTTTTGTAGATGTTTTTTCAGGCGGTGTTATTGCGCTTGTGAATAAATCATCAGAGAGTAAGCATAAGTATTTCAAGAGCATAAGCAATTCGGAAACAGAACAACGATTGATTAACGAAATGTCACTGATAGATGATCCTAATAAAAAAGCAGAAATGCTAGGCAAAATAATAGATGGCCATTACAATTCACTATAATTAATTCTTTGGTCTAATAGCAAATAGATAGTTGAAGGCATCTCTTTTGGAGATGCTTTTTATATGCCGCGGTAGCTCAGGCGAGGGCAGCAATTGCTGGCTGTCAGCGTGTCCGATTCACGCCACGTGGCTTCACTTACTCGTCCCTTTGGCATCTCCGGACGAAAAATGGAGAGACGATGTGCGTGGAAAGAACCACGGTAAAAAATGTTTCGAGGAGGAAAACAACATGAGAAAAGAAGATTTTGTAGCACTGGGTATCTCTGAAGAACTGGCCGAGAAGGCCGCCGCTGCATCAGCGGAGGAAATGAAGGGTTATGTCACCAAGGCAAGGTTCAATGAGGTCAATACGGCCAAGGGAAACGCCGAGACATCGTATAACGAGGTCAAGGCGGAGCTGGACAAGCTGAAAGCCTCTGCCGGCAACAATGCCGACCTGCAGAAGCAGATAGGCGACCTTCAGGACGAGCTGAAAAAGAAAGAGAAGGCCTACTCTGATGAGATCGCCGAGATGAAGATGACGAATGCTATCCATGCGGCAATCGCAAGCCAGGTGCAGGACGCTGGCATAGTGTCAGGGCTGCTTGACAGATCAAAGCTCATCATAGGCGATGACGGCAAGGTCACAGGCCTTGATGAGCAGCTGAAAGGGCTGAAGGAGACGAAGCCATTCCTGTTCAAGGAAGGAGAAACCTATCCGTCAGTCCCGGATAATGGAGAAGCTGGTGGTACAGGATCAGGTAAGACAAGAGACCAGTTCGCAGACTGGCTCAGTGGAATCAACGGAGGAAATTAACAATGTCAGGAATAAGCACAAACAGAACAAATCTCGAGCTTCCGGGTGAGGTCTCCAGCGAGATCATCCAGAAGACACAGGAAGAGTCTGCAGTAATGAGACTCGCACGCAAGATCGCCCTGCCGGGAAGAGGGCTGACCATCCCTATGATCACTGGCGATCCGGAGGCCAACTGGGTAGCAGAAACAGGCGCGAAGCCGGTATCTAACCCAAGTCTCGATAAGAAGGTCATGACGCCGTACAAGCTGGCTGTCATCGTACCGTTCTCCGACGAGTTCGCGAGAGACTACAAGGCTCTCTATGATGCGCTCGTAGCGCGTATCCCGGGAGCGCTTGCCAAGAAGTTCGACGGCACTGTATTCAACGGCAGTGCTCCGGGCAGCGGATTCGATGTACTGACCGGCTGCACGGGACAGTCGATCGATGTGAACGCAAGCGGCGAGGGCGGCTTCTACAGCGCGATCGTTGCGGCGGATATCGATATCGCCTCGCATGACGGCGACCTGAACGGGTTTGCTATGTCCGCACAGGCAAGGGGAGAGATGCTTTCTGCCCTGGACAAAGATGGTCGTCCGATCTTTGTCAACAATGTAGCTGAAGGCGCAGTCCCGCGTCTGATCGGCCAGTCCGTATACTACTCCAAGGGCCTGTACTTCGCGGGCAACGTCGAATCCGGCACATCCGGTCAGAGCGGTTACGTAGCGGCCAAGCCGGACGTGCTCGGTTTCGCAGGCGACTGGACAAAGGCGATGTACGGCACAGTTGAAGGCGTAAAGATAGATATCAGCAATCAGGCCACACTGACCATCGAAAACGCGGCTGTCAACCTCTGGGAGCACAACATGTTCGCAGTCAAGGCAGAGATCGAGGTCGGCTTCATAGCTGATACATACGTGTTCAACAAGATCGTCAGGACCCACGTAGCATAGGCCGGTGGAATCATGAGAATACTGATAGCAGTGCCGACATTCGCATCGATCGAGCCAGAAGTGTTCAAGGCGATATACAACCTCAGGTCTGATCACGACCTGTTTTTTGATTTCGTGAAAGGCTACGATTGCGCTGTTGCGAGGAACGAGATCACCAGACTGGCGCAGCTGGGCGGATATGACTATGTCCTTATGGTGGACAGCGATACGATCATCCCTCCGGACGCGCTGGACCTGATGCTCGACCCTCCGGCAGACGTGGTCCTGGGCGTATGTCCCAGAAAGAACACGAAGGACGGTAAGACGGCGATCATCAAGTTGGGCGCACAGGAATACCATGACAGCTACTATTACAGAGACCTCCCTGAAGAGAGGACCCTTGTAAAAGGCGGCGGATTTGCCTGCGCGCTCGTTAAAACAAGTGTATTTACTAGGCTTGACGACCCGTGGTTCCAGTACGTCACGAATGCAGACGGCTCTACCTTGAGCGAGGACTATTACTTTTGTCAGAATGCCCGCTTTTACGGTATAGACATTTGGATGGATCCCCGTGTCAGGTGCGGACATCTGGCACGCTATTATCAGTACGAGTAGGAGGCAGACATGGTCAAGTTTATCAACAGACTCACCGGCAGCGTGATGTGGGTAGCAGATGATCGTGTAGACGAATATAAGGCGGCGGGTCACAAGCCCGCCGCTTCCGGCACTAAGCCCGCAGAAGCAAAGCCGAAGAAGCCGGCGAATAAAACCAAAAAGCAGAGGTGATCGGGATGACATATGCAGAGGTATCAGATGTTCAGGCACGAATGACAAGGACTATGAGCTCCGAGGAGCGGACTGCTTGCTGTACGTTGCTCGATGATGCTGCAGTCCTGATAGATAGCTTCAACAGCGAAGCGAAAGCAGACGCAAAGCTCGCGGTGTCATGCCGCATGGTTATCAGGGCGCTCGGTGACGGAGTGACTGCAGGGGTCCCTATTGGTGCGTCACAGGGCAGTATAGCCGCGCTTGGATACTCGCAGTCCTGGACTATGGGGAGCGGTGCCACTGGCGAGCTCTATCTGTCGAAGACAGAGAAGCAGCTGCTAGGCGGTGGAAGCAGGATAGGCTCATACAGTCCGCTTGAGGAACTTGTTCCGGGAACGGAGGCCGCTGATGATTAGAGGGATCACCGTTACACTGCACAACAAGGTAGAGACAGGCAGGGATGCGTTCAATAAGCCGACATACACGGAAATACCTGAAGATATAGAGAATGTGCTGGTCGCTCCGATTTCCAGTACAGAGGCGCAGGAGATCCTCGATCTGACCGGCAGGAAGGTGGTATACCAACTGGGCATACCAAAAGGTGATACTCATAACTGGGAAGACCGGAGAGTGAGCTTTTTTGGAAAGGACTGGCAGGTCGTTGGCTTTGTGACTGAAGGGATCGAGGACATGATCCCGCTTCAGTGGAACAGAAAAGTGCAGGTGGAGCGTTATGTCTAGAGTAAGATTCGAACTCAATCGTTCTGGAGTGGGAAGGCTGCTGAAAAGCCCTGAGATGCGCAGCGCGGTAGAAACGAATGCGGCAGGCATACAGAAGAATGCCGGCGACGGCTACACTGTCAAGTACGGCAGGACCAGGGTGGTGGCGTTTGTCGAGACAGATACAGAGGAAGCAGCTCAGGACAACCTCGACAACAACACATTACTGAAGGCGGTGAGGAAATGAACATCGAAGCAGTGATAATAAATTATCTAATGACTTCTCTTGGGACCGGGCATGTATATGCGGAAGTTCCGAACGATCCGCCTGAAGAATACTTCGTTGTAGATAAGACCGGGAGCAGCACCGACAACTGGCTGTGTACGTCTACCATCGCGATACAGTCATACGGACCGAGCAAACTGCATGCTGCCAACCTGAACGAGGAGCTCAAGCTGGCTATGGAGGGCATCGAAACGCTCGATGAGATCGCAGGCTGTGACCTCATTTCCGATTACAACTTTTCAAATATTGCAAAGAAGCAGCACCGCTATCAGGCGGTGTTTGACATCACACATTACTAGGAGGACAGAAAAATGCCAAAAACTGTAACAGCCGCCAAACCAAGAGTAGCCGGTGTAGTGTACAGAGCGCCATCAGGAACGACTCTGCCGACGGATGCAACTACAGCTCTTGCAGCTGCCTACAAGACTCTGGGCTATCTCAGTGAAGACGGCTTCACAAACAACTATGAGCGCACAAGCGAAGAAATCAGGGAAATGGGAGGCTCAGTGGTACTAACTGTACAGACTGAGACAACTGATAGGTTCCAGTTCAAACTGATAGACGCACTGGATACAGATGTGCTCAAGGCTGTTTACGGCGATGCCAAGGTGAGCGGAGCACTTGCAGACGGTATCGCGGTCGTTGTAGACGGCAGCGAAGCTGAAGAGGCAGTATGGGTATTTGAGACCATAATGCGCGACGGAGTATACCAGAGGATAGTCATTCCTGATGGCAAGGTATCCGAGATCGGTGAAGTAGTTTACAGGAGAAACGAAGTGGTAGGCTATGACCTTACCGTAACGGCGCTCCTCGATTCGACTGCCGGATTCAATCATAAGACATATATCCAGAAACCTGCATCAGGCACGTCAAACTAAAGTATCGTTATCACCCGGGTACGCTGTGCCCGGGTGATCGCTGAAGGGAGGAAATAATGATCGTAAAAGGCGTCACGCAGAACGGCTTCAAGTATGAATATGAGAATGAAAAGCTGGCTGACTGGGAGGTAATGGACTGGCTCACAGAGATAATGGAACTTGGAGATATCCCGGAAGATAAGATCACAGCACAGGATACAGTGATCCTTGCGAGAGATATGCATGCCGTAGTCCGTGCCATGTTCACCAGAAAACAGATAGCTGAATGGAAGAACACAAACAGGAACGAAAAAGGAGAGGTCGTATCAGAGCTTATGTGGCGCGACTTCAATGATATGTTCCTTTCTGACGAGGACAAAGAAACAAAAAACTGATCGACCTGGCGCGGATGCTTGCGCTTGACCGGGATGCCTTTATATGTGATATGGCGGAGACCTACCGCATATTCGATATAAGGGAAATCCCGGTGCCGCTGCTTGCAGTGCTTGCTTCCGGGCT